ATAATAGAGCAAATAGATACTCCAGCCAAAATTGTTAAAGACTGGTTAGATTTTTTTTGTAGTAGGAGTACAAGATACCTAATGGATCCAAAAAGATAGCATTAATAAGAAAGTTGATTCCAACCTCCATCTGGTATAATCTAGAATCAGAAGTTTTATATGTTCTATTTCCTTGTTTTAATATATAAGGAGCGATATGCCTTTAACACAACTACAAATAACGCCTGGAATAGATAAAGAGAATACACCGACCGCCGCAGAAGGTAAGTGGATCGATTGTGATAAAGTACGTTTTCGATGGGGCCTACCTCAAAAGATTGGTGGATGGGAACCTTTATCTGCTGATTATTACTTAGGCACGGGAAGAGCCTTATTTAATTGGTTCAATCTGGACGGCTTTAGATATTCATGTCTTGGGACAAATAAAAAACTCTATATTTATCGAGGAGGGTTGACTCAGGATATCACTCCTATTCGATCGACTGCCAATATAACAAATGTTTTTACGACTACGAATACATCTACGAATGTGGAGATTACACACGCAGCTCACGGTGCTGATAAAGGTGATTTTGTTACCATTTCAGCTACGAGTACAGCTAATGTAGGCGGAATCGCCAATACTGCTTTAGATAACGAATTTGAAATATTAGCAGTGGCCAATGCTGGCAGTTATACTATCGAAACAACAGGGAACGCCGCAACATCAGCAGTTACTGATACTGCTAATTGTACTGCTACTTATCAATTGAATATTGGCCCAGAAACTCAAACGTTCGGGTACGGTTGGGGTGCAGCAACATGGAGTTTATCAACATGGGGTACATCTCGTACGACATCCCAGATCGATATAGATTTGGCTCAATGGAGCTTAGATAATTGGGGTGAGGATTTAATTATAACCAAGCGGAATGGTGGGACTTATGTATGGGATACTTCAGGAGGTATGACTGTTAATAGAGCTACAGGAATCGCAAATGCACCTACTACAAGTATTCTTTCTCTCGTTACTCCAGAATCACGACACTTGGTCTGTCTAGGAACAGAGACAACTATTGCCGATTCCTCATCACAAGATAAAATGTTTATACGTTGGAGCGATCAAGAGAACTATAATGAATTTACAGCAAATGCTATTAATACTTCAGGTTCACAGCGTCTAGCTGCTGGATCAGAGATCCGGGCAGCCAAAGCAGGAAGAGCAGAAACTTTAATATGGACTGATACTACTATATTCTCCATGCAATTTATTGGGGCGCCTTTTACTTTTGGTTTTAAAAAATTAGGTTCCGACTGCGGTATCGTAGGTTTAAACTCTGGTATTTTAGTAGAAGATATCGCGTATTGGATGGGCGATGGTAAATTCTTCGCGTACGCTGGATCAGTTCAAGAGATTCCATGTAGTGTTAAAAATTACGTTTTTAATGATATAAATAAAGTTCAATATTCTCAAGTCTATGCGGGACACAATTCACAATTTAATGAAATCATCTGGTATTATTGTACAGCGTCAGCTAATCAGATCGATCGATATGTTATTTATAACTATGCTGAAAAAGTATGGTATATAGGAAACCTTGAAAGAGGTTCCTGGATGGATAATGGGGTCTATCCAAATCCAATAGCTTCTGAGTATACAGCAGCTACTACTGCAAATACAATAAGTACGATCTATGGACTAACTGCTGGTCGAACAGTGCTTTATAAACAAGAAGAAGGTTACGACGCCAATGGAGTTGCTTTATCAGCATATATTGAATCAGGGGACGGTGATATTGCTAGTGGAGAAGACTTTAGTTTTGTTAATAAATTTATACCTGATTTTCAAAATTTAATAGGAAATACACAAATTACAATCTCAGTTCGAGATTATCCAGGTAATACTAAAACTGCTAAACCAACACAGAACGTTAGTAATACAACTACTTATTTAAATCTCAGGGCTCGAGGAAGACAAATCTCTCTTAAAGTTGCAAATTCAGAACTAGGCGATAACTGGAGACTAGGAACAATGAGAATTAATATAAGGCCTGATGGAAGAAGGTAATTATAACATACGAAAAGCGACTTTAAAGGACGGTATCGATATCAGGGAGGTATTAAAAACATGGCTTCCAGAAAGTCCTCATAACTTCGGATCTGCCAATAATAAGAAATTACTTGACAATATTCTCTTTTACATTCGCAATAGTTTTGTTATAGTAGTAGTAAATAAGAATAACGTGATTGTTGGTACGCTAGGAGCAACGATCGACGATACATGGTTTACAGACAAGAAGTTTCTAAGGATGCTGTGGATTCACGTATTGCCAAAATGTAGGAACTTTAAAGTTGTAAGATCAATGATGATAGTTTTAAAAGAATATGCAAAATCAATTAAGAAAACACTACTACTCGAAATCTTTCAGGGAAAAGACGTTGAAAGAAAGCATAAGTTATTTATTAAATTAGGATTTAAGCCACTGGGAGGTATATATGGGTTTTTTATTTAAGGGAAGCACGACAGTCGTTAACGCACCACAGTCATCAGCGACTACATATGACATTCCTGAATATCTTAAGGAGTTCCAGGAGGAGCTTTTAGATCGAACTCAATCAGAGTACAAGGTCCCTTATCAACCTTTTACAGGCGATAGGATCGCAGGTCTCTCAGCAGCAGAGACACAAGCAGGTGGTATTATCTCGAATCAAATTCTTCCTCAAGCAGGTCAACTTGCAAACATAGGAGCACAGACATACGATACAGCTACGGCACAAAGTTATATGAACCCGTATTCCAATACCGTAATCTCAGGAGTTTTAGGAGACCTCGAGGAGCAGTACCAAAAGAATGTTCGTGGAATTAACGTCGGTGCTGTAGGGGCTGGCGCCTTTGGTGGTGCAAGACACGGCGTCGAACGTGCACTTGCGGGAGAGAGGTACCTCGATACGGTCGCTGACACAAGTGCCAGAATGCGTCAGGCGGGCTTCGAATCCGGAGCCCAAAGATTTCAAGCTGATCGGCAAGCACAACTCGCATCAGCGGGTGGACAGATCCAGGCTTTAACGGGAGCACAGCAACAGCTCGGCCAATTCGGCGCACTCGGAAGAGGACTAGAGCAACAAGAATTAATAGAAGAATATAGAGATTTCATAGAAGAAAGAGAATATCCAAGAGAAGCATTAAGGTTCGGTACAGGAATAATGGCAGGAGCACCGATACGATCATACGGACAAGAACGTACGGGAATGGTCGGTCAAGTCTTCGGTCAACCATCAATCGCAGGTCAACTCGCAGGACTAGGTGCAGCATATGGTACGATGCAGGGTAGTGATATAAGACTTAAAGAAAATGTTAAACAAATAGGTCAATCGCCTACGGGCATTAATATCTACTCGTTTAACTTTATAGGAAGTAAAGATCAATACGAAGGAGTAATGGCGCACGAAGTTCCATACGCTTCTATCGTCGATGAAAACGGCTACTGGAAAGTGGACTACTCTCAACTCGACGTTGACTTTAAAAGGATGAACTAATGGCTACTAGAACATATGAAATTAAAGAGGACGATACTATTAAAATTGGTGGTCATAAAATAATCGATGATGAAAAGTGGTTCTTAAAAAGTAAAAAAACTTATAAACGTGAAGATGGTGATAGGACATTCGGTAAATATCAAAAACAGGGTGCCTTCTCAGCGACTGCAGAAAAGATCGGAAAAAAGATGGACGCTGTCTTGAACGATTCCAATAAGACGACGAAGCTCTTAATGGCCTTAAATACCATAACCGAGTCCAGTAAGATGGAGCCTCTATCATCTGGAAGAGTTAAAACACCTCTTGGAAAGATCACATCAGGTGTTACGAAAGGATTAATTCAGGGAAAACAAATTCAGTCAGCTGAGAACTTAGCGAAAGCGAAATTGATGAAACTTATGCAGGGACCAGAGACAATAAACATAGGTGGTGCAGACTATGCTAATGACTATTTTAAATCACGAATGACCGATATAACAAAAAATCGAGATGCACATGATAAATCAAAAATAAATCTTGCAAATCGATTCACTATGGTTCAGGGTATTAAAGATCTGGGTATTCCTACAGGTCTATTACCTTCACTCTTGCAACCATTCGAGGAACTTTTACTAGGTATCTTTCCTGCGGGAAGTGAACAATATGAAGCTTATTCAAGCTTGGATCCTTCTAAATTAGCAGACTTAGATTTAAAAGATAAAGTTAAATTCAAGACAAGCTTTGAGGCGCTTGTAAGACAAGCAACTCTTGATTTGGCCAAACAAGTATATCCCGTTTCTGAGAAGGATCTTGTAATATTACAACAATCACTAGGAAGTGTTCGTACTTATGGGGAAGCATTAAAACAGATGTTAGCACTACAATCAGGTGTCTCTGAAAGAAATGATCTTTACTTTGAGGGACTGGATAAATATATGGCACAGATGTCTAGAGATCCAATGGCAAAAGTTACGATAGATGGAGTAACAGCTGTGGGATTCGAGCAATTCGCGAAAAAATATGCAGACTCAAAGATAAAAAAAAGATATGC